GTGTACACTACGTCTTCCCATCGGTCCTTTAGAATGTAATCCACAATATGTTTTCGGAAATATTCATGAAACCGTATTTGTTGATGCAGTAACGGGCGAAGTAAAGAATAGTAATCCGGCATTTCCTGGCGAAGGCTTCAAAATGCCTTTAGGTGAATGGCCTTAATGTAACTTGATAATTTTTAGTAAGTCGTGTTAGTTTGTCTGTGAAGATAGACTAACACTTTTTAGGGGCATGGTGTAATGGTCAGCACACGAGACTTTGACTCTCGTAGTACAAGTTCGAATCTTGTTGCTCCTACTAGATTATTTAGTGTTTAACTAAAAATTATTATTTATGCAAAGTATTCTTTATTTAATGTATGGAGTATTAACTCTAGCTGGTGCAATGAGCACTTTAGATTGCTTTAGGAATAATAGATAATTTATTCCTATTTTTTTTGTCTACACTTTTATAATATGCTACTTAAACGATATGAACACTGGGGACCAAATGGAAAGACTTGGTCTAAATGGTTTAGATGTTATACAAAATCTCCATCTCTTATGAAAGGATTAAGGGTGGAATATAAAGAAGAACAGGATTAGGGTGGAAATCCTGCTTGAGTAGATATGTCTGCAAACACTTATCTATTCATTTTTTATTAGTTTGCTAGTTTCTGTCTATTTGGGCTTAGTACACAGAAATGAATTATAGGCAAGCCTAAAAAGAAGTTACTTGGTGAGCATTAAACGTACAAATGGTTAGTCCTTTTCCGAATAAATTCGGACATAATTCCTCTTTACAGAACACAAAATATGTTATACGGTCGCATAGTTCTGACAAGTACTTCTTATATGCCTCGATAGTTCAACGGATAGAACAGAAGTCTTCTTACGGAATTTCCGCCGTAAAGGGAGGTCAACGTCTTTCAAACTTGGACTTTCTAAAAAATATTCGTATACTTGGATATACGAATTTTTAAAAATGATAAAATTATGGAAAGTAAATGGTTTGAAGAAAAAGCTTACTTAGAGTAGGCAATTTTAGTGGACAAATTGTCCTATGAGGAGATTGGTAGGAAATATGGATGTTCAGGTTCGAATATCAAGAAAGTCGCTCAACGAATTGGTATAGAATTACCGCAAAGACGTAAAGTTAATCCTAATGAAACTTTTAATAAGGGAACTGGGTAGAAATACTATTGTCTTAATTGTGGTAAAGAAGTAACTTATCCAAAGAAGTTTTGTGATGCTACTTGTTAGCACGAATATCAACACAAACAGAAATATTAGTTAGTATTAGATGGTGATGAATCTATAATGCGTGCTAATTATTCTCCATCAATATTCAGAGATGATATATTGAAAGAACAAGGAGGAGTTTGTGCTATTTGTGGTATAAAACCTGAATGGAATGGTAAAGAGTTGGTCTTTATCGTAGACCATATTGATGGACACGCATCTAATAATAAACGAGACAATCTCAGATGCATATGTCCTAACTGTGATTCACAATTAGATACTTATAAGTCTAAAAATAAATGTGGAGAACGGTCTTATTATCGTTATCATAAAGACGTTGATGAATAGGAGTAAGGTTCGACTCCTTATCCTATTCCTAAACTTCTGATCCAGGTTCGATTCCTGGTCGGGGTACAAATATTTTAGATTATGACAGAAGAACAAAAAAATCTCTTAAAGAAAGAGATACCAAAAGCTTTAATGCATTTATCTCATACTATTAATGTTCATTTAGATGAAGTAATAGAAGTTGTTAGGGAGATGTATGCAGACGACTACGTAATATGTACATGGCCTGATGTTCAAGAATTAATGGAGTTGGACGGATTTAGAGAAAACTCAGTATTAATGAATGAACCTTGGGCCAATGATTTATATGGTTCACAAACTTATTTAGTAAAACGAAAATGGTTATTACTTTCTTAAGAAGAATTGGCCTCCTTCCTGTCTATCGTAAGCATGTATTACAATATGTTTACAAAAATAGAAAAAACTACGAAGGATTGTGTGAGGCATTAGAAAGGGGTTTAGATCACTTTTATTTAAGTCTTAGTAGAAGTAAAGCTTTCCCTGATTTTAGTAAACAAGGAGCAGAAGCATTTGTTCAACATAAACTAGACCATCCTTATTGGTGGCCAAGTAGAGATTGGGATGGAGAACGTTCCGAGTATTTAAAACATCTTATTTTGTTATACGAAAACGATAAAACTAATCTCAGAAAGATTAGGTGAAGCTGATAAAGCCAGAATTTGTGCAAAGTATGGTAGTAAACAGCTAGGTGTAGCACAGCACTAGGTGGTCTGACGTTATAGACGCACCGGAGGGTGGTGCACCCTCTCGCTCTTATAGTTCAATGGATAGAACAAGAGTTTCCTAAACCCTAAATCCAAGTTCGATTCTTGGTAAGAGCACTCATCGATTTGTGACATAATTGTAAATAACTTTTTTAGGACCCCTGGCTCGTGAGAGTCGGGGGTCTTTCTGTTTGGAAACGTTTTTATTATTCATACATGGAAATAACAATTGATGGTAAAAGGTATCAATTAGTCCCCATTGAACCTGATGTTCCAATAGAAGAACAAAAATATCAGAATGCTTTAATGAAAGCTAGAAGGCTTAGAAGTGAGTATTCTGAATATGCTGCTATTTCAGAAGGGGATTTAACATCACGAATACTGGAAATAGATGAATTATCGGATGAGGATTACATTATAAGACAATTCAGCATTTGGGCCGATTGGGATAAATGCTATAAAGCAATTTCATGTTGTAAATATAATCCGTATAAAAGTCCAGAACAACTTAAAAAGACAGTATTAGATTACATTCGTGAAGTTTATAGAAGTGAAACCTCAATGGAGACAGGTTTCTTTAGGATTTCTTACTCTCCAGAAGAAGTTATTAATGGAGAACATTATCCAGCTCAAATTAAAATAATGTGTATTATAGAATCTATGGACAAAGATCTCGGGCAAGTCGATAGAGATTACTTATTACCTACAGATGATTAAATTAACAACTACTCAGGCTAAAGCTGTGGCCGTGAAAATTAGACAAAAGATTTCAGAGTATAACGAAAAAAATCGTGAAAATCTGAAAAAAGAATTTAATGAGTCTAAAGAGTATGAAGTACAGCGCAAAGAAGTCTATGAAACATTAGTACATGTTTACCAAACTTCTTTAAAGATTGGAGAAAAGCTAGGAATTAGAATTCCAGGTTGCTATGGTATTGATTTGTATAAAGAGGAAGAAATAACTGAATATACAGACCGTATAATGAATCAGTTAACTTCTAATTATGCTGATAAATATCAAAACAAGATTATTGTCCCAGCAGTTGAAGACATTGTTGGTGACTTAATCTTTGACTCTCTAATGTGTGACGATTTACAAACATTAATGAACAATTATTTAAATAAGTGCTATGAGAACAAAAGTTGTAACAATTAAAGACGAGTTCACGGACTACCGTGGTAAAGTCCACAAATTTATTGTAGCCGCTGTGAGCCAAGAAGCTGATGGTTATTTAGACCTTTACGATGAAGAAGGCGATGTAGAAGATACAGTAGCCATCGTTAAAGCTGTGAAAATTGGTGTAGCTGTATGTAATCCTAACGATGAGTACGACGAAGCTAAGGGTATGCACATAGCTATTGGTAAAGCTAATGGCTCTAATGACTATGCCCTGTTTGCTACCATTCCCGGTATGATAAATACTGCGGTTGTAGATTCTCTCTTAAAACAGGAAGCACATTTCATTAAGGAGAATCCTAGTCGTGTTATTCCAGGTTATCTGGAAGAGAAAGCAAAGTATGAGTATCATATGATGATTGCTCAGAAAATCAAGTCACTATCTGATGACGAAAAGGTAGTGTACAATGCAATGAAGGATCACAAATATCCGAAAGTCGAGGAATTACTCAATGCTTGACGCTTTTTGGTGATTTTAGGATGGCTCCTTGCCTGTGAATAATAGTAGCGCGCAGCTTAAAAACCACCTGGAGTGCCCGACGAAAGACGGGAATTTAACATAGTTTAACTTTGAATCTCTGACTATGCAGAGTAATATAGATGGCAGAATATGTTTCATCGCCAGAAGCAAGAACTTCTACAAATTGCAAGCGAATAGAAAAACTTACTCTTGGTAAGACTCATTATGAGTTATGTATCGACAAGAATAATCAGGTATATGACGTTCTATTGTGTACAGTTAAGTCTTGGAAAGCAATTGAAAAGGGTAAACGAAAGTTTACTGTACCTGATGTTATCGTCAAGCATCGAGACGCTGAGTTATTCAATCGAATCAAAGGTCGTCCTGCGCCATTGGCAATAGGTACGATGCAAGCTATTTACGAAAGTGCTTCAGTTACGGTGTAATCTTTAAACCCGGTGACTATTATCTCAAATTCTCAAGAAAGACGAAAAGAGAGGTTGACCAACCTAATAATGGTACAGGCCGTGAGGTGACAGTAGAAAGCATGGAATATTAATGAAGCACCGATATTCCGTGCTTTCTATTATTTTTTTAATAAATTTATGGTCAATATAGCGTGTTACACTGATGGGGCATATAGCCCAGTACGTGACAGAGGGGGAATTGGTGTAGTATTTGTCAAAAATGGAGAAAAGGTCTATGAATTTAATAAATCTTTCAAAGAGGTGACAAATAATAAAATGGAAATACTTGCAGCAGTCTACGCTCTAAACGCAATAAGCTCTCCAGTAGATTCTATAACTATTTATACTGATTCCCAATACGTAATTGGCTGTGCCGTGTTAGGGTGGAAACGCAAGAAAAATGTTGAATATTGGAACCTTTTTGATAAAGTGTATGAGAAAGCTTCTAACTTTTGTCAAAACATTAAATTCAAATGGGTAAAAGGTCACGATAAGGGCATAGAATTCGATAGTCAAATGAATAATCTTGCGGATAAACTCGCAGTTGAGGCTAGTAATGAAATCAGCTAATTATGAAATACAAGAAAAGACTTAAGTATCTCCAAGGTAAACAACTTTGGTGGGATAAGCTAGATCAAAAGACAAAGGATACGATGACTCGTCCGGGTTCAATTAAAACAAAATGATCTGGATTATACTATTTCTGGTATTGATAGGTGTTATAATTTATACAGACGCTACATGTGATTTTAATAAGAAATTAGGAATCATATGGTATACTTTTAACCGCAAACGCAAATATATTGTGTTATGGGGAGAGAAGATTTAATCAGTCTAATAAATGAGCTTAATACCTTATGTGTAGATTTACACAAAGATTATAAGATAAACTATGGAGGATGTTGCTTTGTTGCATATATCCTAATGAAGAACTTTGAATTAATTGGAATACAAACAGAACTCGTAATAGAAGATAACGATGATGTTTGCGATGAAAATGACGTGTATAACAACGTTAAAGAACGTAGTCAATATTGTAATGGTTTAGGATGTGATACCTGTTCTCATTACTTTATATATGTACCAGAAGTTAATCTTTGGGTTAATGCTGGTGATTGTTGTGTAGATGATATGCGTTATGTTTCTGATTTGAATTCTAAGGATCTTCATTGGATATATAAAACAGGCAGTTGGAATACTACGTTTTCGAAAAGACATCGTCCTATGATAGGTAGAAAAATCAAAGGAGTCTTTAGAGAATATGAAGGCTTATGTGAAAAACGGGATAGCTGTCGGTGTTCATGATAAGTTTATATACCATGTTGAAATATGGGTTGCCTGGAAAAATGGCATAGCTTTTCAAAACGAAAAATGGTATGCTTGTGATCATCCTTTAAAGTTTAAAAAGAAAGACAATTTACTTAAAAGAAAAAAGTATAAACTACTTAGGTTTATAAACTTAGAATTCGCACCTCGAAGCTATCTAGAAGCAAATGGTTACCATGAAGATGAATAAATATTTATACTTTATTATCATTGCGATAGCTTCATTCTTGTTTGGATACGTTCTAGGTAAACGTAATTGTAAAACAATTACCGAAGCCATTCCAGTAGAAGTTGTTAAGGATTCTATTATCCGAGAAACAACCATCCAAGAAAACGAAGTTATCAAATGGAAAATAAAGAACGTCGAAAAACAATATGATAAAGAGGTTTCTACTATTCTGTCTAATACTGATAGTGCCAATTTTATCTACTTCTCAAACTATATCAGACAGTATACTGATAAGCAGCGAACAATTGAGGACAACTAATCTTATATTTGCTGAACATGCAAAATTATTTGATGAAAATGCCCTTTTGAAGACTCAAGTTGTCAACTTAGAAAAGGTTGATAGTATATGGCTTCATACCGATTCTATAAGAAGAATCGAGATAAATAACTATGAAAATACTCTCAAACAAAATGAGAAAAAAATTCGGAGGTTAAAAAGACGTTCACAGATCTTTGGAGTAATATCCGGTGGATTAGTTATAGCTATTGTATGCCTAGCACTGTGATGTTTAAAGATCCTGATGGATTTCATTACAAACATCCTGAAAGAAGTTGCAAGCATTGTACAAAATATCCTTGTCTTCCAAAAATGGAATTACTAAAAGGAAATTTTGCTGCATATGGTTGTAAAGAATTTGAGGATGATAATACCTTCGAATTGTGACAGAACAAACTTATCGAGCCAAATTTTTAGCAGAAAGTAGAGACTGTCAAGGTTATACCACTTATGTATTTGAAAACTTAGAAAGTGATAATTGGGTTAACAAATATGTAATGTGTGTTCGTTTCCCTAATTGGGACCAAAGCTCCTTTAATATAGGGGATATTGGATTCTTAAAAGTAAGAAGTGTTGAAGGGGGTAAAGATGAATGGTATGACGGTACAAATTTTAATCATTACAGGTACACTAACGATATTTTTATGAAATTCGTTTTAGAGAAACCGCCTGTAGTTATTAAAGAAATTATTTTAGATTAAAAAACTTAAAGATTTTAATTATGACGTAAAAGAGAAAAATTATTTATGGCTGGTATATTAGGCGAAAAATTACAAGAGAAGTTAGCTGAAAGGGCTAACGACATTACGACTTATGTTTGGAAAGGTCCAAAAGTAAATGGAGTTCAAGAGGAGATCAAACTGGTTGATGCTACTTTTGAACAACTTCAGAAATTTTATGAGCACTGTGAGCAGATGCTATATAATACCGATTCTAAGTATCCTGGACGTATTACCTTACAAAAGATTGTTGATGACCAGATACAAAGATGTCGTGCAGAACTTCTCATTCGTTGGCTTCGCTCTGAAAAGCACTACACCAACACAAGTTGTCTAGAAGATTTAAGAACAATAATTCACAATAATCGTGAAGTTCTTAATAACGAAACTATCAAGACTCACCCAATAAGTGATGTTATGAGCGGTCTTCCAATTGAATTTGAGAGAGTACCCATTAGTTTAGTTATGGACGCTTGTCTTGATTCTTTGGGTCAATTCGATAATTCTCATTTAACTCTTAGTTTCATTGTAAAGATGGGATTATGGTTTACAAACCAAGAGATGCAGAAGGATTTATATCGAAAAGATCCGACTACTGGAAAGGCTATGAATCGCCTCGAAATTGTAAGTAAAGAATTACGTTTAAATCCTTCGATTGTACTTAAGGTTAGCGATACCGGACTTAGCTTTGCTGAATTCCGTTCTATGTGCCGTCTTAAGAGAGATAAGTATGCTAATTTAACTAGCGATCAATTAAGACTGCTTTCTAACAAAGTACTATATCGTTTCCAAGACCAATGTGCTAAGCAAGCACAACAATGGCTTGATAAGGAAGAAGAAATTAAAAAGGTCGCTGAATCTAAGGGCTGGGATGTCACCCATTCCATAGATGCGTGATCTCTTCGAACCTATTTCTCGAGACGAGAGACAGGCAGAATCGGTTCAAAAGTGGTTAAACGCTAAAGGTAAAGGAACTTTAGAATGTTGCACAGGGTATGGTAAAACCCGATGTGCTCTTATAATTATTAAGAAACTTCTTAAGCGATACCCGACTATGAGAATACTCGTAGTTGTACCTACAGAATTATTAGAAAAACAATGGTTAGGTCATATAGAGAAATACTCACTACAATTGAATGTAGAGGTAATGATTATTAATACAGCATCAAAAACAGCATTACAATGTGACCTTCTCATAATAGACGAAATACACACTGCAGGCGCTAATCAATTGATTAACGTATTTAAGTCAGTGAAATATAAACTTATCTTAGGTTTAACTGCCACTTTTGAAAGATTAGACGAACGACATAAACTTATTGCTAAATACTGTCCAATAGTAGACTCCGTAACTTTGCAAGAGGCTCAAATAAATGGGTGGGTATCCGATTATAAGGAATACTTGGTACTGATTGATGTGGATGACATTAATATATATCAAGATTATAATAAACAATTCACCGAGCATTATGAATTTTTTAACTTTGATTTTAATTTGGCAATGAGTATGGTAGGTAAGGATGGTTTTAAGAACAAATTGGCTTATAGGGATGAGCTTTGTAAAGGAGACGATTCTCTCAAAAAGGATGTTCTTAAAGCTATTAATTATCATGCTAATGGTTTTATAAGAGCTATACAAGCAAGAAAAAAGTTTGTCTATGAACATCCAGAAAAATTACGATTAACAAGGGAGATCATAAAACATCGTCCTAACAGTAAAATAGTGACTTTTAGTGCTAATACTAAAATGGCTGAAGCAATAGGGGAAGGATATGTTTATACTGTTAAGGAAGGAAAGAAAAAGAACCGAATGACTCTTGAGGAATTTTCTACTATGCCTAGTGGTGTATTAAACACCTGCAAATTAGCTGAGGCTGGTATGGATATTCCTGGATTATCAGTTGGAATAATGTTAGGAGTTAATTCTAGTAAGACAAAAGCACAACAAACAAGAGGACGTGTTATAAGAAAAGAAGGAAATAAAACCGCTGAGTTTTTTACCTTAGTAATAAATGACACAATAGAGAGTAAGTGGTGGCAAAATTCTCACAAGGATGATACTAACATTATAAAAATTGATTCTGAAAACTTGATAAAAGTTCTCAATGGGGAACCTTATGACACATACACAAAGAAATTGAAAAACTATACATATCGTTTTTAAATTATGGAGACTTATTATACTAAGAAAGAATATAATGAGATGAAATCCATTCTTTCTCGTAAACTAAAGCAAGCCGAGAAAAGAGTTGCTACTTTAGAACGTGACTATAAGTTACTCGTCGAAAAGTATCAAGCTCTTTACAATGAAGCTTATCCTTTAGAGGTGGAAATTGACGAGACTCCGGTTGAAGAAACTGGTGAAGAGATGGAAAATTCCGTAACTGAGGCTTAAGGTCGTAACTGACGAAACCGTCTCAGTGTATAGATTAGTAGTTTACTATTTAATTCTATACACGTGAGGAATTTAGAAATCGAACAACAACTCATATTTTGTGAAAAATATGGAATAAATCCCAGCGAATTGTTATTGCTGGAAATCATTTTGTTAGCTCAGGAGGATGATGAACCTGAGTTAGTCCAATTATACTTTAAGTCAAGAATGTGTGCTAGAGGCAATACTATTGACCTCTTACAAGGGCTTAAAGATGCAGGAGTAATTTTAGCATCATATAAGATACCCCAAAAGGGAGAAAAATTTGACATTTTTTCTGTTCCTATTAATAAGAATCTTGTGAAAGATTTTCATAAGTCTTCTTTCGAGATGGGAGTAGAATTGTTTGAAACTTATCCAGTTTCAACTGTTGTCAATGGTGCTGAATATAAACTCAGAAGAATTAGTAAGAAGTTTGATTCTCTTGAAGATGCTTACCGTGCTTATGGTAAAGCTATCAAATGGAAGCCCGAGATCCATAATAAAGTAATCGAACTTATTAAAGCAGGAAAAGAAGGCGGTTACAATTTTACTAATCTTGGTGACTTTATAGTTGATCATGATTGGTTAAATATGGAAGCCATTTCCAAAGATGGTATCATGTTGGATACTAATACTACTATGTTATGACAATTGCGGAAAAAATCCGTAATGAAGTAGATAGAGGTAGATTAGGTCTTAATCAAGGTATCTCAATGGGTATGCCTAAACTAGAAGGTGTTATAGATGGAGTTACTAAGGAAACTTATACTCTGATTATTTCTAATTCTGGTGCAGGTAAAACTTCTTTTGCTTTGTATGCTTATGTGTATAAACCATTAATGGAACACTTGGATGATGAAGATTTTAAAGTTCTTTATTTCTCATTAGAAATGAATGAATTATCTTTATATATTAAGTTATTATCTATCTATATCTTTGAAGTGTATGGAGTAGAACTTTCTTATAAAGAAATCTTATCTAAAAAGCGTGAATATATCTTATCTGATGAACATTATGCATTAGTAATGGAATGTATGCCTTGGGTTGAGAAAATTAGTAAAAAGCTTGAAATCTATGACAAGTCAGTTAATGCTGCCAAAGTCTATGCTATTCTTATGGCAAGATTAAAAGTTCTTGGTAAGTTTGAAGAAACTGAAACCAGACTAGTTTATCATCCAAATAATCCAAATCTTATTTATGTTGTGGTACTTGATCATATTGGCTTAATCTCCCCTACAAGTGGAAGTCTTAAAGCTGAAATTGATAAATTATCATCTTATCTTGTAACTCTTAGAGAAAAATGCCTTATTAGTCCTGTAGTTATTCAGCAGGCTAATAGAGAACAAGGTAACATAGAAAGGTTTAAACAAGGTAAAAGTGCCTTTACAATAAATGATGCTAAAGATACCGGTAATACTGTTCAGGATTGTAATGTTATGATAGCAATTTATAATCCTTACAGAGATGGTTTAAAGACATATAAGAAGTATAACATAGAAATTCTCCAATCCAATTTCAGAAGTATTATGGTATTGAAGAATAGATATGGTGATTGTGATGTTGAAATTGGTTGTAACTTTTTTGGAGGAATTAATCTCTTTCACGAATTGCCAAAACCAGATGAAATATACGATTATCAACGTTATACGGACGCTAATTACCTATTAGAAGGAACAGATGAAGTTAAAGAAGAAGATAATTCGACAACTAACTTTGAATTTGTTTTATAATATGGCTGCAGAAACAATTGCCCTTGTAGGAGAGTCTGGTACTGGTAAGAGTACTGCTCTTAGAAATCTAGATCCACAAGAAACTTTTATTATTTCTACTACTGGTAAACCATTACCATTTAGAGGATGGAAAAAGAAATATGTTCCCCTCAAGAAAGATGGAGAGAACTGGGTAGGTAATTACTATGTTAGTTCTAAGTGGGATGCCATTATTAAAATCCTAACCATTGTCAATAAGAAAATGCCTCACATTAAACAGGTTATTATTGATGATTTCCAATACGTACTATCTTATGAATTTGTAGATAGAGCAACTGAAGCTGGTTATACTAAATTCTCAGAATTAGCTCAACATGCTATGGAAATATTAAGATATGCAGAACAGATGAGAGATGATTGTAAAATGATCTTCTTAACTCATTCTGAGAATGTTGGAGACGCAATGAATCCTAAGTATGTAATAAAGACTGTAGGTAAATTATTAGCTGAGAAGGTAACTCTTGAAGGCTTATTTACTTATATTTTCTTTACTAAGGTAACTGAAGGTGATGATGGACGTATGCAATATAAACTATTAACTAATAGTGATGGTACTTGTATTGCTAAGACTTCTTATGGAATGTTTGACGAAATGGAGATTGATAATGATTTAGCAGAGATTATTAAGGTTATTGACGAATATAATGAAGGCGAATAATGAAGCTTGATATTGTTATGCACTATGAAGTCGATGAGACTACTGGTGAAGTAAAGTTTATTGGAAAAGATGAGATTACAGTTGACACCGCTGCAAAGAAAACTTCTACCACTAAGAAAACAGCAGCTTCTAAGGTAGATGATAATCCAGAACCTCTGATTACTCTTGAAGCTAGCAAATTGGTATTAACCAAAGGTGCAGTAGACGCACTTAATCCATGTGAAGATTGTCGTATAGACATCAAGTATAAGAAGAGGTCTGACAACAAGTTAGTTCCTGTGATAGGAACTGATGCCGCCTTTGGAACTAAGGCTGGAAACAAGTTAACTAAGTCTAATACAGTAAGCTATAGAGGTGCTGCAAACGATAAGTTATCTGCTTATGGCACTGTATTTAAGTTAGAGCCTACTGATGAAGATGGAATATTCTTTATGATAGGTGACAAGAAACCTGTAGAGCCAGAACCTCCAAAGGAATTAGTAGATATAAAATCAGAACTTGATATACCAAGTTTAGAAGATTTAGAAAACGCAGATGACACCGAATTAGGAAATTTTGATTTTAATCTATAATAATTATGGCATTTCAATTTGGTTTTGACGACAAACCCGCAGTAAGAAATACTAGACAGCAATTAAAGCCCTGGAACATCTATGATGTAAAGTTTACAGGTTGTGAGATCAAAGAATTTGATGGTAAGAAAGATCCTACCGCTCATTATAAGGTTCTTGCTATCAATTTCGAGAACGAAGATGGTGTATTCACTGTAACCAATTTCTTCCCGAAGGAAGGTGACGATGTTCGTCGCACTTATGATGGTAAGAATGGAGGTAAGGTAGAAATGCCTTCAAACTTCGAGACCCTCATGGCTATCGTTAAGCAGACTGCAATGGTTCTCAACCCAAAGGGATATGAAGCAATGCAAGCTGCTAGCTCTAAGTTCAAGAGCTTTGATGATGTAGCTAATGCTCTTATCAAGATTACTGACAAGGTAAAGGGTACAGAGACTAAGCTCAAGTTAGTAGGTCGTACTCGTGACGGTAAAGTCGTAGCCGAGATTCCACGTATCGTTGGTATCAATAAGGAAGGTGAGTCTTTCATTTCCGACAATTATATCGGAAGTAAATTATTCTTCTCTGACTATGAGGAAGGTAAGAGATCTGAGTATCTCGGAAGCAAACCTACTGATATGGCAAAGAAGGATGAAATTGACGAAATTGCCAGCGAACAAGAAAAGAACGATGACGAATTCGATTTAGCAAATCTTTAATAACTAATACTCCCTAGTAATGCTTGACTTTACTATTGAGCCTAAGATTACTAGGGAGTACCTATTATCAAAGGCTAATCAAGAAACTTTTATGTCTTACTACCTAGGTATTCCAGTAAAAAAGGGCTTGTTTACTAATCCTTTAAGGGATGATAAACATGTGACTTGTTCCTTTTTTACAGGAAGATCTGGTACATTATATTTCAAAGATTTTGCTACTGGAGAATGTTTATCATTTGAAGGAGTGGTGATGAAAAAATTTAATTGTAAGTATTATGAAGCATTAAAAATAATTGCAAAAGATTTCGGATATATCAAAGGAGAACATAAACCAAAAGCTAATATTCCAATTCAACCTAAATTTGAAGAAGAAAAACAAACAATTATTCAAGCAGAAATTAAAGACTTTACTTCTGCAGAGCTTAAATGGTGGGAAAGTTTTGGTATAACTAAATCTATTCTTAATAAATTTAGAGTTTATAGTTGTAAAACAATATTTTTAAATACTCGTATTATTGCTCAAAGTGCACAACATTGTCCAATATATGGATACTACCTAGGTAAGAAAGATAACTTAGAGCAATGGAGAATTTATTTTCCACAACGTAAAGACTTTAGATTTTTAGGAAATGCTTCCTCTAAGACTATACAAGGTTTCAAACAACTACCTAAATCTGGTAAACTCTTAGTAATAACCAAGTCAATGAAGGATGTAATGTGTTTGTATTCACTAGGTATAACGGCAATTGCGCCTAATAGTGAGACACAATTTGTTGATGACAAAACGTTAGAAAATCTTAAACAAAGGTTTAAATATATTGTCGTGTTGTATGATAATGACTTAACTGGAGTAAAGTTTGCTAATAAAATAAAAAGGGAACACCCTGATTTAATTGTCACAATAATTCCAAGAAGCACTGGATCGAAAGATATTAGTGATTATTACAGAGACCATGGTAGAGAAAAGACATTACAGTTTATAAAGAATTCCGCTAAAATACTGAAACAAAAATATGAAAAAGTAGACTAATACTAAAGTAACAGCTTTCTTTAAAGATGGTACAACTACTACCTATGAGACAATAGAGATTGCCTCAGAAATGACAGGGTTATCTGTAACATCAATAAAATCAAGAGCCAATAAACCAGGCTCGGGTTCTAAATCTAAAGATGGTATTACCTTTGAATGGGCAGATCCCGCTGTAAGACGCAGTAAGACCGCTTCTAAGAGTAAACGTAAAGGTAATAGCTTTGAACTTGAAGTAGTTCATAAACTTAGAGATATAGGATACATTAGTTGTGTATCAAGCCGAAGTCAAGACAAACGTGCTGATGCCAACAAAATTGATGTGGTAGATATGGATGGCGAATTGCCAGTAAATATCCAATGTAAGTATACACAAAATCTTCCGAATTATTTTGATATAAGAGATGCGTGTACTGATAAAGATAGACCTTTCTGTTTAATTTGGAAGAAAGCTGGAAAGAATGGTGAGCAGAGCAGAGGTACTGTTGCTGTTATACCAGTCGAGTATTTCTATCAACTATTGTCAAAATGAATACTTATTTATTACCTGTTGTAGACGATGAATACTATCCTTTCATTATGAAAGTTGTTGCAGGAAGTTTTCAAGAAGCAAAAGATAAATTTATGAAGCTCTTTTATGATCGCTTTGATTGGGAGCTATTTGTAGATTGGGACGACTTCTTACAATATGCTTGCGAAGAAAAGAATTGGGGAATAGGTGAAATAAGTGACAAAGATGACTTTTAAATGAGAATAGCACTAGATATTGACGATGTCCTAGCACACTTTTTAAGTGCCTATTGTGAAAGGTATAAAACCGACAAGTATCCACAACGATTAAAACCTGGAATAATAACCAGAAACGTACAAAGACGTCTAAAACACGACAAAGATTTTTGGTTATCACTAAAGGTTAAACACCGTCCTAACTTTATTCCGGAATTATATTGTACTAAAAGGGTTAATCCCAAAGAATATACCAAGGAATGGTTAGAAATAAACGGCTTTCCGAAGAGACCCGTGTATCAAATGTTGTATCAACATGGCAATAAAGCCACTATGATCAAAGGTCGTTGTGATGTACTAATAGACGATAGCCTATCTAATGTTTTGAAGTCTATGCAATATGGGCTTCCTGCTATTCTGATGGTTTCATCAGAAAATGAAGGATGCGAGTATCCTTACAAAATACATAATTTAGATATAACAGAAATTGAACGCGTGTATGAAGACTTAATAAATAATGAGTTTAAAGGAAATCCAGCTTGAACCTCTTTTGGATACTCTTACACTTACGAAAATTCCAGATGAAATTTATTTCTCGGAAAAATATAGTAGTTATGTAAGTAATTCTAGGTTAAGCAAACTAAATCCTAAACAAGGAGGTTCTCCAGAGCAATTTTTTGCTCCTTTTGTACCTAGTGGATATTCTGCAGCACTTGAATTAGGTAGTGCAGTTCATGAATTGACTTTACAACCTGAATATTTTAAATTAGCTGATGATTTAGGAAAACCTACGGCTAAGTTAGGTGCTATGGCAGACGCTCTATATCCAGTATTTATAGGAAGAAATGTAACACCGGAAGATGTTATAGAAGCTTCCGATACTGTGGACTATTACAAGGGTAAGATGACTTCTGACCTTATAAATAAAGTTATTGATTCTTGTACTCCTTATTGGGAGAAAAGAAGCAGCACTGAACTGGACATATCTCGTAGTCAAGAATACATACATCTTGATTATAAAAGTATGGAGATTGTTAAATCCTGTGTAGAAGCATTAGGAAATAATAATCAAATACAAAAACTATTGCATCCAGAAGGTATAATAGAACAGCCTATTATAGCTAATGAACAGGCTATACTAATGGATGTTAAAGCTACTTGTCCAAATGGTAAGGAGTTTATCTTACACCTGAAGTCCAAATTGGATAATTATACTATAGATAAAGAGACAAACACTATTGTAGTGAATGACGTAAAAACTATTGGTAAAATTCTTCCAGAATTTGACAATAATATTACTAAGTTCCATTATAGTAGAGAAATGGCAATGTATCTTTACTTGCTAAAGTTATGTGCTCTGAAATTTCATGGTATAAATAATCCAAAAATACGTGCTAATTATTTAGTTGTATCTACTATTCCAGATTTCTACACTAAAGTTCAACCTGTAACTTATGGTCAGATTGTACAAGGCTTTAAGGAGTTCCAAACTCTATTAAAGTATGTAGCATATCAAATAGGTTATCACGATTATTCTTTGGATGAACGAACTGGAAAGTATCAGCTTTGAAAAATTGTTAAAAATCTATAGGAAGTATTTTTCTCTCAATTACATTAATGACAATACAGATAATAAATTAGCTTTAATAGCTCTCGTGTGTTATCTCACGAACGAAATCCGAAAAAAGGATCCAAAATGTACTTGTTATGATGTTCTTTTGAAATGTGGGAAAGATTTTCCAGAAACAGATAAAAATACATTTTTGAAGTCACTTGCTTGTGTCTGTGAAGACATAATGTATGGTTGTACAAAGTTTAATACCTTTGGAGTAGAAAGAAAAGATGTTCCAAAGGAAATTAAACGTATTTTAGGAAATTATATTCCTTTTTAACAATTTTTATATTTAAAGATTTTAACATATTTTTAGATAAAAAGTGCTTGGGGTCACCGGTTTTTCGTAGTATGATTGAATACATCAGTGATGAAAAGATGCACTATATGACATAGATGATATGTTAATGAATATGTTTATAAAAATTTTTAAGTATGGCAACTACTATTTTAAATTTTAAGAAGGTTGAAGTTATAGCCGAAAGCAAAGAAGCAGCTAAAGCACAGATCGAAGAGACACTTTTCCACGTACAGGGTGATGCTACACAAGCATATCACAACTGGGAGCAGAAGCAAAACGGTACAGTAACAGACCGTGACAAGAAAGAATTTATGTTAGATTATCTTGCTAAGAAATCTAAGAATTGTCCCGGAGCTGGATTCATGATTACTGTTGAATCTGCTATTAAGGATTCTCGTGAGCGTCCATATAAGATTGACGACATCAAGAACGAGGAAGGTAAGCGCAAGACTAAGAGAATGTACAAGTGGATTGACAAGCAATCTAAGACTGTTGTATGTTCTGTAGATACAAACAAAACAGATGCTAAGAACGCAATTAAAGAGCTTTACAAGAGCGGTGCTTATAAGGGCGACGCTGAGTTAGTGATCTCTTACGACGTAATAGAAGGACAGGCAGTTGTAGCAACAGCTAAGTATACTCCTTCTGCACACACTAAGAACGGTAAGTGGATTGCTTTTGGAATTGAGGCTTAATTCTTCAGCATATATTAGTTGGGGGAGATGGCAATAATGCTGTCTTCCCCATTTTTTTTTGTTCGTCTAATTTGATTATTAAAACTTCGAGAGAAGAATAAACTTCAAATGGAGTTCCCTGAAATTACTGTAAAACAAGTATTCCGCAGAATACCTGACGATGAAATCGAGAAGGTATCTGAATGTGCATGGAATAAAGCATTCCATTCACTAGGAAATTGCGAGATAATGAGCCAGAAGAAACTTGGCAGTGGTCGTTTCGATGCACTTGTTAGATATTATGATAGTAAATGGGAGAGATATGCTTGGATATTAATTGAATATAAAAGAGCTAAGCGATTTTATAGTAGAGATTTATGGAAAGAATCTTTATGTCAATTATTTATGTATCTAGGCAATTTCTTCTATGATGTATCATTAGAGGGAACAGATGATTTTGCAGGTATAGTGACAGCAAGTTGTGATCACTTTTACTTCATTCCACGGGAGAATATAATTAAATTAATGGAGAAGTTCGAACCTATATGGAAGGAACATTTTAGAGTAACACCTAATGAGGCCTATAAAGTAAATGATATTAAGTGGTTTATAGAAAGTCATTTAGGTGAAATATTCGAGAATGCTGTAAAAATAGAAAGATACGGTAATGGTGATGCTAGATTAGACGAAATAATTAAAAGTATTTATGAAGAATGGAACTTACTGTAGAACAATTACTACAAGGTAAAGCTACTAGAATTAAGGAAAAGGAATTTTTCACTACTAAAGCGTATGTGGAACCTTTCTTAGACAGAATGTCTAAGTTTACTAATGAGTTTATTATTAATGTTAAGCCTGCAGATCAAATTTCTCTAACCCCAAGTGGTGATGTTAATTTCGACGATATTGTCTATAATAGAGTTTGGGTTCAGGCTGTTTTGCCCGATGAATATGCGTATGAAAATCATAAGAGAGTAATGAGTATGCTTTATGCGCTTGATACTCGCAAGCCAGTTGTTAAAATGTATACAGGAGCATTAAATATGGCTTGTCTTAACTTATGTGTATTTAATCCTGATGCCTTAGACGTAGCTGAACTTGAACCAGAAACAGCTATTAATTTTAGTCCAGTAAATCTATTAATGGGAATGACAGATACTATCAAGGTAACTCTTGAAAGAATATCTAAAATGACCTTTAATAGAAACACTATTTATGAAGATTTAGGTCTTTGGGTAGATAGATGTATTACAGCTAAATATAATAGTGGTTTTGGTACTGTTAAGATTGCGGAGTCAGCTCCTATTGATGTATATAAAGATTTATTCTATGACGAAAAATCTAATTATTATGTCTCTGGAGAAGAGGTAGATGGATTTACAGTCTATAATGCCTTTACTGACTTGATTACACAAGATAAGAAAGATCTTGTCAATAAATTTGAGAAGACTTTTCTTGTTAAAGAAATCATGGGTATTTAATATGCAAGTAATTAAGCGAGACGGTACAAAAGAACCTTTTAACAAAAACAAAATTCATGATGCCATAGAGAAAGCTTTTGATGCCTTGAATTGGAAAATAACATCAGAAGCTATCTTTAATATGGTTAATGAAATTCCCATATGGGACGAAATTACCATTGAGGAGATTCAAGACTCGGTAATAGAAACTCTCCGAGATTTTGGATATGATAAAGTTGCAGATTGTTATGCTTCTTATAGAAGTGAACAATCTAGACTTAGAGAAATAGAGAGAAAAATAAGCTATCAGGATGAATATATGATGAGTAGAGAGAACGCCGCTACTTCATCTGAAACTGATGGCAATGCTAATGTAGTTAGCAAGAATGTTGCTACATTAGAAAGTGAAGATAGAAAACGTGAGAATAGAGAAATCCAACGTTACAGAATGAAGCATAAGCTTAAAAAGATGTATCCAGAAGTAGCAAGTCAATATCGTAAAGATCTGGAACATCATATAATCTATACTCACGATGAAGCTTCAACTTCAGTACTTAAACAGTACTGTATGGCGGTAAGTCTATATCCTTTAATGTTAGAGGGTGTAGGTAATATTGACGGAGTAACTCCAGGTCCTCCTAATGATTTACAATCATTTAGTGGACAAGTCACCAATCTAGTATTCTTACTAAGTTCGCAATGTAAAGGAGCTGTCGCTTTAGGCGGATATTTTATAGCTCTTAATTATTACATAATTGCGGAATTTGGTGAAGACTGGTATAACAAACTAGATTGTATTGCTACAAGTGAACACTGTAAAATAAGAAGAACAATTGAAGACTCTATTAAGAAAGCTTTTAAACAGTTTGTTTGGGGCGTTAATCAGCCTGCTGGGAATAGGAGTTATCAGTCTCCTTTTACTAATATCAGTTATTATGATCATACTTATTTTAATTCTTTGTTTTCCGATTTTTACTATCCTGATGGCACAAAGCCTGAATGGAGAGCTATAGATACCTTACAAAGAATGTTCATGAACTGGTTTAATCAATTAAGACTGAAACAAGTTTTGACTTTCCCTGTAGAAACATTTGCTATGGTGCATGATACTAAAGATATAATTGATAAGGATTATAAGAACTTATGTGCAGAAATGTATGCTAAGGGTCATTCCTTCTTTACTTATATCTCAGATTCTGCTGACTCATTAGCAAGTTGTTGTCGATTAAGAAATGCTCTTGATAAGAATACCTTTAATCCTACTTCCGGTTTAACTGGAATTAAGACGGGTTCTTGTAATGTTATTACTCTGAATATCAACAGAATTGTTCAAGATTGGGCTAAAGAAAATCCATTATTCTGTAATGAGAGTAAAATTGAATATTCTTCTCTTAAAGAGTATTTGACAAATATTCTCAATAGAGTTTACAAGTATCATATTGCATATAAGACAATGCTTTATGAATGGGAAGATAATGGTATGTTTGCATCATCTAATGGTGGCTATATAAATATTAAGAATTTGTATAGTACTATCGGATTAAATGGTCTTAATGAAGCTGCTGAATTCTTAGGATTTACAGTATCTAATAATCCTGAATATATAGAATTCTTACAGGTAATTCTCGGAACAATTAAAGAAGGTAATGAAAAGAATTCTATTCATGATGCTAAAAGGCCATTCCTATTTAATAGTGAAGTTGTTCCAGCAGAAGGATTAGGTGGAAAGAATTATAGGTGGGATAAAGAAGATGGATATAGAGTTCCTAGTGACAGAAATCTATATAACTCCTATTTCTATAATGCTCATGATGATACTTCTGTATTAGATAAGTTTATATTACACGGTAGGCAAACTTATCAATATACTGACGGCGGAAGCGCCCTCCATTGTAATCTTGATGAACATCTTACTAAAGATCAATATTTAAAACTTATTGATTTTGCTATTAAAGAAGGAACCAATTATTTTACATTTAATATTCCTAATAGTAAGTGTGAAGATTGCGGACATATTGTTAAAGCTCCAATAAAGAAATGTCCTAAATGTGGCAGTGAACATATCACTTGGTATACTAGAATCATTGGTTATCTAAGACCTCTTACATCTTTCGGAAAAGATAGATATATAGAGGCATGTAAACGAACATATACTCATAATCCACAAGTGGAATGAAATTTTTAACACAAGGGGTAGTATTTTCTGAAATTCCAAATGAAGTAACTTTGGAATTAGGAATTACTAACTGCCCATATCGTTGTGAAGGATGCCATAGTCCGTTTTTACAAGGAGATGTTGGTAATGAACTTACTTGGAAAACTCTTAAAGAAATGATTGATAGTCACGAAGGATTAATAACCTGTGTACTATTTTCTGGAGGAGATTCTGATTACCATACAGTGGAGTATCTATGTAAGATGGTTCACGACTCCGGAATAAAAACGGCATGGTATTCCGGAAGAGAGGAACTTCCAAAAGATTTGCATTTAAAGTACTTTGATTTTGTTAAGTTAGGTCCATATAAGAAAGAATTGGGAGGATTAGATAGTCCAACAACTAACCAAAGACTTTATCAAGTATTAGATGGTAAATTGTTTAATATTACCGAAAAATTTTGGAAATGATTCTTAAATTGGCTTATGACAACAAAACAAAATCTTTCTATGAGAGTGTAAAAGAGTTGTTAGAAAACTATCAACTTGTTGAATTATTGGCTTTTAATGAAGACAACTATGCAACTAGGAAAGAAGCTTTCAAACTTAAAGCTTGCTATGGAACACGCCTATTACCTTTTATGGTATTATCGAAAGAGGATAATAGCGTAATAGAAGCTTTTTATTCTGATAATAATTCTTGCAGACTGGATTATTTAAAAGATGTTTTAGATCATTGTTTAATTTATAATCACGAAAAGTATGTCGGATTGGACAGATCTAAAGAGACAGAGAGAAACTCTTGAGGAATATTACAAAGGTTTATACAAAGAGGATGAAGAAGTTATTAAAAAGGAAGCATTAGAATATTCTGGTGGTGATGTAAATCGAGCCAAAGATTTTATTGCTGGTTATCTTCATTCAATTAAACAGCCTCATACTCGAATGATAAGACTTATAGAACTCTATACAATGGATTATGTTCCTCATTCAAAGAAATTACCTTCTGATAAACATATAGTCTCTTGTATAAGAAGTATTTTTAGAGATAAACTATATCCAAAAGGATTGTTTGACGAAAAAGACCCATCTAAACGCGATGGAGATAGTACTGATAAGAGTACCGGAACTAGCGAATCTACTGAGGGATCAGATTGAACTCAGAGATTTAGAAGCAGCTGGAGTTGATAATTGGGCATGGTATGGAGAACACCGTTCAGAAGAAAACGAAGCTGCTGAAGATATGACCGATCGAGAGTTAGTCGAAAGTTTTGGATACTCTATAAAAGAATTATAGTATGAAAATTTTGATAATACCTGATGTACATGGGAGAGATTTCTGGATAGAACCTTGTTCTCATGTTGATGAGTTTGACAAGATAATCTTTTTAGGAGATTATCACGATCCTTATACCTTTCAAGTTAGTCAAGAAACTTCTAGACATAGATTACGAGACAATTTATTGCCATTTATATTAGAGAATAGAGAAAAGTGTGTTTGTCTATTTGGCAATCATGATGGTAATTATTTAGTCGGAGCTATGGCAGATAGATTTGATAGGCAACATGCTGAAGAAATAAAGGGTTATCTGAAGAAAATGAATTTACAACTTGTATATAGAGTTGATAATTATTTATTTTCTCATTCTGGAGTACTGCCGGGATGGTTATCAGAATACGATTTAACTCTTGAATCTTTAAATACATTACCTTTTAATGATCCTTCTTTAATGGCTGTTTCTGAATATCGAGGAGGATATGGAGTAGGTAGTTGTATTTGGGGAGATGTAAGAGAATACGCAGATGCTTACCAGTTCAAAGACATATACCAAATATTTGGACATACTCAATTAGAACGAGAATATATAACAGATACATTTGCTTGCTTAGATTGCAGAAAAGCTTTTACACTTATTAACAATGAATTAAAACCTTATGAAAAGGAAATTCAGTAAAATTACTTGTATTTATACAAATGACAAGAATTATGTTCCTGCAAGGTTTAATTGTCCTGACTTAACAGTTGATGATGTAGTTTTAAATTTAACTACTAATCAAGAGGAGAATTTCAATAAAATTGCGGAAATGATTGTAGATTATGCTTTTGCATTATTCTGCAGCAAATCCAATCTTGCGGAATTTCCTACTTCTCCACAACAATTTAAGAGAAGTAATTGGAAATTATTAGATTTTATAGATTCTACAAGTGAGTTAACCGCTCCTGCTCCGAAGCAAATTGTAACATCCGCTGGTCCATCATCAGTTGAGGCTCCAGCAGAAGAACAACAAAAAAAAAGCTAAGAAATGAAAATACAAATAGTAAACAAAAGCGAATATCCATTACCTTCTTATGAAACTCTTATGAGTGCAGGTATGGATTTACGAGCAAACCTAGAGAATCCTGTAACTTTATTCCCAGGAGAACGAACATTAATTAAAACAGGATTATTTATAGCTTTGCCCGAAGGATATGAAGCACAAGTAAGGCCTCGTTCCGGTTTAGCAATAAAGAAAGGTATAACAGTTCTTAATGCTCCTGGAACTATAGATGCTGATTATCGTGGTGAAATAGGAGTTATTCTATATAATGCCAGTCCTGATTCATTCATTATAAATTCAGGAGAACGTATAGCTCAAATGGTTATTGCGAAACATGAAAGAGTAGAATGGGAAGAGGTAGAGTCTTTAGACGAAACTGAAAGAGGTGCTGGTGGATTTGGACATACAGGAGTATGACACCTGAGTATTTTAAAGAACTTAAAGAAAGTTGGAAGAGAGAATATGCTGAAAATGATTGTAAGTATATTGTTCTCAAAATGGACGATTTAATGGAAAGTTTAGAATCTTATGAAGATTATTTAGCTCTTAATGATTTACTAGACAAGTACAATAAAAGTCGTCAACAAAAAGGTAAAGGAATAAATAAATATTTCGTTGCCAACCGAGATGATTATCCTTTCGATACTGCAGAGGAATTTATAGATGCTCTCAATAACTTTGCAAATATTGCATTATGATTACTTACGAAAAATTTAAGGAAATTATTGTTAAGTACATCGCTTTCTCTAAAGCCGATGAATTACTAAGGAAATTCAATATTGATATTATCGATAGTCCTTTATTTGAAACAACAGGGTTTTATCTAGATTGGTTGTGGGAAGCATATTTCCAAGAAGCTGGTTGCGATACTATTAGTTGGTGGATGTTTGAATATCACGAATTGGGAGAAGATTTTGACGAATCTGGTGAATTTGTTGGTGATCCTGACATAGAGCCAGGCATGTGGGATGAAAACGATAAAGTAATTCCAATGGTTACTATTGAAGACTTATGGGAATATGTAAAGGATTTCCGTAAAGAATATGTGAAGACTGATTCTGAAAAGTTAGCAGAAGCTATTGATGAAATGGCCAAAGCTCACATACAATCCCACGCAATTTCCATTAGTTGGACAGAATACGAAGAAATACTTAATACAAAATTTCCAGAATTTAAAGAGAGCTTTGATGTAGTCTTTAGTGAAGATTCTAAATTATTAATGCTTGATGATAAAGATGAAGTAACTAAAGATATTATGAAAGAGTATGTAAAGAAACATACTCCTTTATATCGTGGAGCGTATGATAATGGAATAGTATCTATATTTCATGATAATAAAGTTGGGCCTTTACTAGTTATAACTTATAGTGAAGGAAAAGAAATATACATTTGGAGTGTATGAATTCAGACGCCAAAGTATTAGTCTCTAGGGACTCTAAAGGTAAGATACGAGTAGCTGAAGTTGCCTATGATGGTAATGACACTACTCGTGTCTATACTATTTATAGATATACCGGACAATATGAAGGCAAGATGACACAACAACCTAATATTACTGTTGACCGAGGTAAAGCATCTCGTAATATACATCAGCAAGTTGAACTACAATTTAATGCTTTAGTCAAAGGTTATAAAGATAAAGGTTATATCGAACTTGAAAAAGAGATTGACGATTATACTTTAGAAGAACTTCAACAAATATTTGGGGAAGCTCCAACTGGTAGTAATGGGGTTGTTAAACCTATGCTTGCTAAACAAGCAGATAAGGTAACAAATACTAAAATTTATGATAAGGAGTGGTATGCCTCTAGAAAAATAGATGGACTTCGATGTCTTATTTATATGGGTGATGATGGAGAGCTTCATACATCTTCAAGAGGTGCTACAAATTATGATACCGCAATGTTTGAAATTTTGAACAACGAAACACTTATAGAATGTTTCAAAAATCATCCTGGACTTATAATGGATGGAGAAGCTTATCATCATGGGTATACATTGCAGCAATTAAATTCCATAGCTAGAACAATTAAAGATTGTAAAGATATGGAAGCTTTACAATTCTATTGGTATGATGTAGTAGACTTAAATAAACCATTTAAAGATAGACTTAAGTTTATGATGAGTATTAGAGATGAACTTCAATTACAATTCCAACCAGATTGTCAATTTAAGGATACTCTCCGAATACAATTTGTACCACAAGTAGTTGTAAAGGGTTGGGATAATATGATGAATCTTCACAATCAATATGTTTCAGAAGGTTGGGAAGGTCTTGTTATACGTGATCCCGAAAGACCTTATAAGCCTAATGGTCGTACTAACGATATGATTAAAATTAAGGTTTACAAGGACGATTGTTTTAAAGTTGTAGGTAAAGAGGCTGGTTTAAGAGGTTCTGAAGATATGGTCTTTATTATGGAAATGGAAGATGGTCGTACGTTTAAGGCTAAACCATTTGGTGATAGAGAACAAAAAGAAGAGTACTGGAATAACTTTGAAGAAAAGTATAATGGTCATATAGGAGAGTGTAAATTCTTCTATTATTCTGAAGACGGAATACCATTACAACCAGCATTTAAAGCATTTAGAGACGACTTATGACAGAACAAGAAGTAATTAAAAAACGAGAAACTGCTTATGAAAAAGCAGTAAATTCTCTTTTAGAATTGGTTAATGCTATTACTGAAGAAAGAGATTTCTATAAAGAAAAATGTGATAGGTATGACAAATACAGTAACATCTGAACAAGTTGCTGAGAACATGCAAGATGTTCTCGTTCGTACACTTGTCGATTTTGGAAAGCCAACGACATACGTAACTGTACGTATGAAAAATGGATTCACAATTCGTGAATCTACAACCTGCGTAGATCCAGCAAATTACGATGAAGAAATAGGAAAAGAAATTTGTCTTCGCAAGATTGAAGATAAAGTATGGTTCTTATTGGGTTATCAATTACAAGAAGATTTACATCGAGATGAAGTATTATTAGGAGTATGACTTACGAAGTAGAATTTAAAGAAGTAGCTACTGTAGAACGAGTGATTTATTGTACAGTAGAAGCTGACAGTCCTGAAGAGGTTGAAACGAAGGTCAGAATGGGAGATTACATGTTTATGGACAGTTGGGACGACAATGACTTGGGAAGTGAATTTGTGGGCATCGTCTCTATATCGGACGGCGAGAATGAGACGGAATAATTGTTTTCATTGTGGTTATTGTCAAAAAGAATCTAGAGATAATGAAGAAATCTACTATTGCAATGATATTGATTGTGAAGTAGATCCATATGAACCAGCTTGTAGTGATGAAAATTATGACAGTTGAAGAATTATGGGATCAGTATATAGCTGATGCAGTTTACGGGTGGGATATTTATCAAGAGTGGACTAAATCCGATATAGAACAGATTTTACTTGATGAAAAAATAGAATACCAACCCTCTGATTTGGATGCATTACTAGAATATGCTCTTGAAATGCAAAGTGAGATGGTAGAACAAGATAAAGAGAATAATATAAATGATCTTTATCACATCTTAGATGATGCTATTGCTGATACAGATTTTACAGCACATCTCAGTAATGATGAGATTGGAAAAGTTTTAGTAGCATTAGCTTGTTCTTATTTCAATGATTAAATCTTTTCTTATAACAACTTCAGCTCCATATGTGGGTACAGAACAACATTATGGAGCTTATGCTAAAGATATAGATAACTTAACTCGATGGCTTTACGATAATTGGTATGACGAGGAATGTAATAATCTTTATGATTCATACGGATTCCAATGGGAAGAATACTATGAAGATGAGTATGAAGAAGTAAAAGACGAGTATGAAGACTTTGAAGACTTTTGTAATGCTAAATATCAAGAATGGTGTGAAGATTGCTCCATGGAAGTTGAGGAATGTCCAGAAGAAAATTTCGCAGATTATGTTCCAGGTGGTGAAGGTAAATTAGAAATAATCTATGATGAGCGATCAGATAGCTGAAATATGCCAAGCAGCTGTAGAAAAATATGGAAAAGAAGCTCAGACTTGGATGGCTATAGAGGAAATGGCAGAACTTAATAATGCTATAGCTAAATATAGAAGGGGAAGAGTAGGAAATGATGAAGTCTGCGAAGAGATAGCAGATGTTATTATTATGTGTCTCCAACTTGCCGAAATACATGGGGTTGATACAGTTGGAAATTATTTGGAAGCAAAATTAACTAGACTAAAAAATAAACTCAATGCTGCAAATAGTAAGACAAACATGGCAGGAGAGGTATGATATGTACATGCAATGTACAAAGGAACAGTTAGCATCAATGCTTGCTGAACAGACTAAATATATCTGTCCTGAACAATGTGCAGAACTTGCACCAATACAACAAGGACCAATTAATATAGAATATACTACGATTAGTTATGAAAGATAATTTTATTCATGTATGTTTTATCATTGATTCTAGTGGATCAATGTATGGCTCTGAAGCTGATGTAATCGGAGGATTCAAACGAGTAGTTGAAGAGCAAAAAAGTGTAGAAAATGGTCAATGTGCTATAAGTATGATTGACTTTAATAATGAAGCTGAAATTGTTTACATCGGTAAAGATGTAAATGAAATTGAAGACGATTTAGACTACCATGTAGGCGGAGGAACAGCTTTACTCGATGCTATTATGCTAGGAATAGAAAGAGTTCATAATTGGAATCTTTCTTTAGATAGTGCAGAACGTCCGGAAAAAACTATGGTAGTTATAATGACGGATGGAGGAGAAAATTGTTCTCGTAATACTACAACATCGGAAGTAAGAAACAAAATTAAAGAAATGGAAACCGAATTTGGTTGGACATTTGTGTATTTAGGAGCAGATTTAAGTAATGTTAATGATGCTGATAGCTTAGGTATACATACAAGAGGTGTTTCAACTAAAGCTTCTCTTACATCTAATTATGACGTCATTAATACTGTAACATCTGCTTATAGATGTGCAACAGGAAGTGCAGCAACAAAAGCTGCTACTATGGATAGCCTACTTGCAGACGAAATGTCATATATAAACACAGCATATTGTGATCAAACAGGTATAGACATACAATGAATTTAGGTAAAACTAAAAACGCTAACGTCAATTATTTGGCAAAAATTGTGAACATCAGAGAGTTTCAACCACATCCAAAGCCAACTGTGGAGAGACTCAAATGTGCTATTGTAGATGGATTCACAATACTTGTGGGAATTGATTCTGAACCTGGATTATATGTTTATTTTCCAGCAGGTTGTCAAATTAATTCTCATTTTTTAAGTTATAACAACTTATTCCGACATGGAGAACTTAATGCTAATCCTGAGAAAACGGGAATGTTTGATGACAATGGTCGAGTAAAAGCTATTAAGTTACAAGATGTTATATCTGAAGGTTTTCTACTTCCTATCGTTACATTAAATAACTTTGTAACATCTGTTACTAATAAAGAGTTAGAGTGTAAGGAAGGGGAGGAATTTGATTGTGTTAAAGATGGTGATAAAGAATTCTGGATTAACAAAAAATATGTAGTTCATGAACAAACATCAACACCCCGTACAGGTCGTACCAAGAAAAAGTCGAAAAGTATCAACAGAGTGCTTGACGACCAATTCCGATTCCATTACGATACAATTATTATTAAGAAATGTCCTTATGTAATAACTCCGGATTCCCTAATCCATATTTCAAGTAAGGTACATGGAACATCAGGCATTTCTGCATATGTTCAATGTCTGAAAGTTAATCCTTGGCATAGCAAAGTAGCAAGTTGGATATGGCAAAATATCTGGAATAGAGCCATTAACTTTATAGCCATGTTTAAGAAACACGGTACTACTTATACCTTCGAATTAGATGATAGAGAGTATGATTATCTCTATGCTTCTAGAACAGTCATTAAGAACGCCGAATACAATCCAAATGTAACTTCAGGTTTCTATGGATTTGATATTTGGGAAGAAGCTGACAAAATCATCAGACCCAAATTAGAGAAAGGTATGACTCTCTATTATGAGATTTTAGGTTTCTTACCTGGAAATAAATATATCCAAAAAGGATATGACTATGGCTATTCTCCAGAAATAGAAGGAGAATATAAATATGGAAAGAATTTTGGAATTAGGGTATATCGTATTACTTATACTAATGTAGATGGTAAAGTATTTGAATTCTCTCCAAGAGAGGTTCAGATATGGTGTAAAGAACATGATTTGATCCCAGTAACAGAACTATATTACGGAAAAGCTTGTGATTTATATCCTGATTTATCTCCTGACATACATTTTAGTGAGAACTTTATTGAGAGGTTGGCCAATGATAAAAACTTCTATATGGAGTGTGATTCACCGGATTGCAACAATAAAGTCCCACACGAAGGTGTAGTAATTAAAATTGACAATATGAAACCAGCTGCCTTTAAGTTGAAATGTTTTAAGTTCTTAAATAAAGAACAACAACAACTTGATAAAGGTGAATCTAACATTGAGGATGAGGCATGAAACATTATTTAATCTGTGGCTCTTGTGATTGGGCTGATGAATTCGATGTTCATTTTTATGAAATTATAGACGAAGAAGATTATTTAATTTATACTACCACGAAGTCTAAATTTGGTGAATGGTTAGGTGGTTATTATTTTGGAACCAATGAAGGTTGGGACTACGACTTTGACTATCTAAACTGGGAACCAATAGAATTAACTGAAGAGCAGTATAATGCTATCAAAGATTTACCTATAACTGGTGAAAGAATCTTTGAAAGACTCTATGAGGACATTTGGGATAAATTAAATGAAGAAGGTTTAATAGGAGAAGACGAAAATTTTGATGATTTTCCTATTGAAAAGAAACTAGAATTAATAAAGGAGTATGCGAATATGTGTAATGAGTGACCTTCATGGTTACTTACCTCCTGCTCATAATTCCGCAGAAATTACTTTGATATGTGGAGATATTCTACCTCTAAATATTCAGAGTAATATTAATAAAAGTAAACAATGGTTAAAAACAGAATTTGCCTACTGGGTCTTAAATTGGCCCAGTAGCAAAGTTTACTTTATTGCCGGAAATCATGATTTTGTATTCGATGGACATTGGAACTCTAATGAAACAGCAGAACTTAGTCTACTAACAGAAGGAAAAGCCGTATATCTTGATGGACAAACTACTAAAGAATATATTGACTCGGAAGGTACTATTCATACTATATTTGGAACACCTTATTGTCATATATTTGGTAATTGGGCTTTTATGCGTTCTGATAAATTGTTAAGAGAATTATATGAACCAATGCCAAGATATTGTGAAATAGTAATTTCTCACGATGCTGCAGACATTAATGATATGGGTATGGTACCACCTAATATATGGCATCCTAATGAATCAGTTAATGCTGGTAATAAAGTGTTAGCAGAATTCATAAAAGATCGTATTCCTAAGTATTATTTCTGTGGTCATATTCATGATGGAAACCATCAAGTAACTACTATTGATGGAACTACAATGGCTAATACATCTATACTCGATGACAATTACCATTTTCACTACGAGCCTATGTATCTTGATATTTAGTTTTTTAACAATTTTTATATTGGGGTATATAATATGTAAAGATACTATTGATGAGGAAACTGACTTTATGTATAAATATTGTTCCAGATACTCTAATAACTTATAAAAATTAAAACAATGGAAAAAGAAGTTTTTGAAAGACTTTTGAAAGAATTTTCAGAGGTAAATGAAAGAGCAGGTAAGCTCAGAGATTTCATCTTGGATGAAAAGAAAATTAAAGAAATAGATAACTTAAACAAAGATCTTTTAATTGCTCAACTAAAAGCTATGGAAGCATATTTATCAATACTTTCAATTCGTATTGGATTAAATGCTCCTCATGAAATGGTAGAAGCAATGACTTCTGAAGAGAAGAAAGAAGAAACTGTAGAAGAAAACACAGAAAACGTAAGTGAATAAGAAAGTAATATTTACTGACAGGTCAAATGAACTATTAACTAGCTATCTCAGAGATATTTCTAAATATAAAATTTTAGAGCCTCCTGAGATAGCTAGACTTGTTTTAGAAGCTCAGGAAGGTAACCAAGAGTCAAAAAATAAGGTGGTTCAATCAAA